CCTGGCACGCCCCTACGGCAGCGTGCACAGCAACGCTTCGGGGGCGGTGGCCGGTCGGGCTTGTTCCACCCGTCCGGTAACCAGGTTGTGGGTGGTCCCTTGGGAGGTTTGTGGCCGGTCATGCTAGAAGGGGCTTTCGGTTTCGGCCCACGCGTCCGTGGCGGGTGCACTGTCAGCCCACACGTCAGCGGCCGGCGCAGATGCCTGGCCTCGTGAGCCCGACTGCGCTCTCGTCACGGCTGCCGTAGCGAATCGCAGGTCCGGCCCGATGGAGCCGATCTCCAACTCCATCGACGTGCGCTTCTCGCCGGTCTTCTTGTCCTCATACGACCGCTGCTTGAGCGTTCCCTGAGCGATGACCCGTGAGCCCTTGGTGAGCGACCCCGCAACGTGTTCCGCGAACTCACGCCAGACGCTGCAACGCATGAACAGCGCGTCGCCGTCCTTCATGGCGTTCGCCGTCCGGTCGAACACCTTCGGGGTGCTTGCGATGGTGAAGTTGGCGACCGCGAGGCCGTTGCTCGTGTAGCGGAGCTCCGGATCCGAGGTTAGGTTGCCAACGATC